CTGTAAACGACTACCACCACCCCGGTCCACCCCACGGCGAAGCTTGTGCGCGCGACAGCTCGCCGAGATCACACTCCACGTATTGGAGGGATCGTTTATTCAATCGGCGAAACGCGTCCTTGATCTGATTTGAGAGCGCGGACGTGTCGTTCGGATCCTGCGCCGGCTCGATAGTGACACCATACTTAGCTGCGAGCCACGAAGCCAGGCAAAGTTTGATGTCGCCAATATCCTCGTCGCGCAGCGGCGCGTTTTGAGCAAGATTAGCCACACTTTGCGGATACCAGCCAAGATTCCACCCATCGCGCTGCTGCGTCAGGATGTTGTCGTTCATTACGGTCATAGCCGTAGCGGACTGAGTAGGCGTGGGCGCCTTTCCGTCAGCGACAACACCAATGTTTTGAAACGCTTCAGTGATGATCTGCTGATTGGTAGCGGTCACGCATACTCTCCAAATAAATGTCGTCTCTCCGACTGCCAAGCCTTCTTAAATCCGTGGGCTTTCACGTTGCGCGCGATCAGGGTGAGGGCTGTCGCGCTTTTTCTTTTTCTCTTACTGTACGCGGATCCACGTGCGCGGATTCACTGCAGTCGCGTTGCCAGCTTGGAAGCCAGCCAACGTGTACTTGTAGCGAAGGCACGCGGTGGCCGAGCCACCAGTGGACGCCACAGGCGTGATCGTCGACGCGGCGCCAAGGACGCCGTTGACGATGACATCGCCCGTGTTTGCATTGACAGTTATAGCCGTGATGATCTGCGTTGAACTGATTTCAGCGAAAGCACCGTCAACCGGGTTGAGGGGCAGGGTCACTGTTAGCGCGGCAATCGTCGCAGCCGGGTTTAACACCAGCTGGTTCGTCTGCATCGCAATCGTTGTACCTGTCACAACACCAGTCGCGCTCGCGTAGAAATCGAACGGGACACCAACCGAGTCGCTATGACCGTAACCAACCTGTATGTTAGCCATTTTCGTTTTCCTTTGTGGTTGTTACAGATTAAGCGGACGGCAGCTCGATGTTGCGAACGGCAAGCTCGGGATAAGCGAGCGTGACGCCAACAATCGAGTCAAGACGCGCCGGAAGCACGTCGTTGCTGGGATCCCACTGCTGAGCGAATCGAATGTTGTAACCTTCGAAGCTCTCCGCAGCCGTCATCTTGACGAGGGGGCTGAGATCGAGCATCGGGGGGTTAGCGAACACAATCGAATCGCGATACCAGCCGAGGGACTGCTTGAGCAGCGCTCCGGAGATCGCACTGAGGGCAGCCGCGCCGCTCTGACCGAAGACCGAGATCAGGGCGCCAGTGGCCGGGACCGAGTCTACGTTCTGATAAGCACCGCCCGTGATGATTCCGGGGGAAATCGACAAGGTGATCGCACCAGCCGTATCCGACACAGTCGTGTTGACCACGAACTGCTTGACACGTCCGAGCGAAGCCTTCGTCTCAGGATCCACTTCGTTGACGTTCGCGATAGAGATCACGTCGCCCGCGTTTACAGTGGTGAGACCCGACGCCCAACCGTTCGTGACCAGCGAGAAAGAGCTGACGAACGCGTTGCCCGCGCCCGAATTGCTCTGTCCAGCGCCGTTCACAGCGGGAGCTGCAGTCGTGCTGAAAGTACCGACGGTGTGCGTCGGCATCTTCGTGTTGCGGAAGCAGACGTAACCGGCTGCCTTCTCCGCGATGACGCCTTCGAGCCACTGATCAGAGATCGTGCTCTCAGGATTGAACAGACCCTTGTTGTCGTTCACGAAGAAGCGTGACGTTTGCGGAGTTGCCGTGAACGTACGACGATCATCTTCGGGAGCCAGGGATTCCGTCAGATACTGCTCGTTCTGGAGCAGCTGTGCGTAGGTCGCGGTCGCATTGTAGGCGCCCGTGAACTTCGGCACGTTGTTGGTCAACGCCGTCGAGATAGTTTCGATACCGGCGGCCATGCGGGCCATCGCGGGCTCAAGAACCTGCTCTTCGAAATTGTTCAACAACATCGCGCGCTCAACTGACGTAAAGTTGACGTCGACACCAACTTGCTGGTTGACCAGCAACGTGGCGAAACGCTGTACGCTGTTCTGCGCGTTCATCTGCGGGCCGGTACGGAGTGTGTACTGGAACGGCAGACGGATCGAGAGCTGTTGACCAAGGATGACGCCGTTGATCGGGCCAGGCAGCAAGCTCTGGTAATCACGGTTCGTGCGACCCGTGAAGTTGCTCTTAGCGTGGAGAAGGACCAATGCCTTTCGCGCCACCCATTGAGCAGTGATTAGTGAATTAGCCACTGTTGAAAAAACCCTTTTTGTTAGCCGAGCCCCCTAGCAGATCGGTTCTGCTTGCGGGCTAGTTGTCTCTTATCCCTATGCTGGCGCGCGAATTCATCCATATCCATTGAGGGATCGGTTTCCTCGCGTTGCTGAGCACGTCCGGCTGCGCGTGTCGCGGTCGGGGGATTAGGAGCCTGTGTGACGGACTTCTTGTTGGCGGGTTTCGCACCCGGCACAGTATTCGTTGACTTGTTCGCTGGATCCGAAGTGTTGGTTGAAGCGGCCGCTGCTTTCTTGGCCTTGATTTCTGCCTTCAGTTCACCGATTGCTTCCAGTTGGTCTGCCACTGGCATCTTCGCGATGCGAGCCGCGAGTTCCAGGTCAGTGCCCATGCGGTAAACAAGATCGGGACCGAGATCAGATTTTGCTACGGCAAGAGATGCCGCTGGAGCGAGTTGGTGTGCGATGAATTCTGGATTTGAAACTACTTTTTTCCAATCTTTATGCGTTTCCGCAAAGGTATTAGCTCTTGCTTCAAAGGTTGATCGCAATGTCTCAACTTGATTCTTTCCAGTGGCTTCCTGAACCACAGCTCGCGCTCCCTGCGCAATCTGCTTCTTCACCCACTTCTGCGTCTTCGCTCGGAGTTTGTCTGCGTCATAGTTGACGTCCGGGTCCGCAAGATCGGGCATCGGTTCATCAGCATCGACAGCGGGAGTCTCATCAGTCTTTGTCGTAGCGGTTGTCTTGCCGGTGGACAACGCGGTAAGCCTTGCGATTTCGGCACGCAGCGCTTTGACTTCCTCTGACTTCTCCCTACCAAACTCTTTATACCCGTGCATCAGGTCATTGAGTTCCTGTATGCGTTCGCCAGCGGAGCCTTTCTTTGGGGGCTCGATTTCGCCGCTGGGATCGGCGGTTGCGGTGGACGGGTCCGCATTTTCGTCCGAAGTCCCATCACCCGGTTCGGCCGGGTCCGTTTCAACATCGCCCGATGGGTCTGCAGCAACAGCTGCGTCGGCGGTATCGACTTCCTGCGTATCGCCCGCAGGAATGGCGTCTAAATTCTTTGGTGCGGGATCCGCTAATGCGTGTGGTGCGGGATCGGCAACTTTCTGCGGCTGTTTCTCATAGGCAGCCATCTCTTCGCGTGTAAAAGCCATGATTGTATCTCCGTTTAGATGTCATGCAATACGCTTGCACGGGGCGCTATCTGTTCTCACCAGATAAGACTATTAGGCCGCTTTCTTAGGTTTGGCCTTCGCTTTCACCGCTGCGAGTTGCTTCGCATGTTCCAAATTCTGCGAGTGCTTTTCACCAGCATGCTTTATAGCTTGCTGGTGTAGCGCATCAGCGCGCGACATCGCCTGCTGATGTAAATCATTCTGTCGTTTCAAATCGGCGGCGTGCAGGCGGGCCTGATCACTCAAATCCGCGACGTGCTGGTCACCCTGCTGCTGCATGTTCATTCCCTGCTGCTGTTGCTGGTGCTGCATGTCCTGCTGATGCTGCTGCTGTTGCTGCTGTTGATCGGCAGCCGCAGCGCTTGCTTCAGCTTGCGCGGCGACCTGATCGTTACCCATGTCATGCGCAAGCTTCAGGTTCGCGAGATGCTTGCCAGCGGTCTCGTAAATCTGCTTGTGTTGTTCGAGCGGCGCCACTTGCGCACGGCTCTGGCTGACGGCGGCCTTACCTTGCATGTCCTGGACGCGCGACTGCAGGAGCTGCTGTTCGAGCATCTTCGTCGGGTCGTTAGGCTGCTTCGGGATACCTGCCGCCTTCTCGCTCTCCGTTGGCGTGACGATGCCCTGCCAGATGAGCGGGATGCGCAACCGGCGCGCCATTTCCTGCGCATCCGGAGAGTCGATGTTCGAGACCAGAAGATCCGGACAGAATTGCGCGACGCTCGGTACAGACGCTGCCGCATCGATAAGTGTCGCCAGTGTCTCTTGACGCGCGGTCTGATAGCTCGGACCAATCGTGGTGGTAACATCGTACGATCCCTCGCTGAGATCGTTCATGATGTCGCCGTTTTCGCCAGCTTTGTTGAGAGAAATCATCTTCTCGATGCCGTCGTGTCCGATGATGCGCTCCACGCGCTCCGAATCGTACACCGTAGGGATCATGTCGATGAACATCTCCCAGGTCAGCTGAATGGCTTCGCCATAACCGTCAACAAATTCGTATGAGCCTAGATCACTGCGACGCGTGTGTTGCACGAGCGCCTTACCGCTGACACGATTCATGTCATCAGCATTGCCAAGCGCCGGATCAAAGTAGCCGGTCGTCGCCTGAATGTCCTGGAGCGCCATCTGCGCGAGCGCGAGCGCGCCCTGGGGCATATCGATAGGCTCGACGCGGAACGGCATGCCCTGATTTGGCGCCTTCGGGTCGACGTTGTATGGCAAGAACGGACGCGATTGCACGTTCGCCTGTTGCCACTCGTTCTCATAACCTTTGATCATCGCCTCAGTGACGAGGTACGGCGCCTTCGGGATCAGCGCGCTGCGCTCGATCATGTCCGACGCGCGGCTGTTGTAGCTGCGCTGCGCATCCTTCGAATGACGGATCAGGGATTGAAACTTCTTGCGTCCCTCTATGTTGACGTAGCGACCAGGGCAACGCACCACAGGGATGCGTTTCCAGTCATATACGTACGGACCTTCGAGGATGTTCGAGCCATCGACTTTCACCCACATCACGCGCCATTTTATAGCGCTGCGGATGCGGAGATTGCCTTTCTTGTCTTTGGCAATGCGGACAACTCCAGGATGGGTCTTGGCCGTGATGCCGTGCTCGTCAAACTTAGCTTCTACCGACTTCAGTTCCGCGTTGTAGTCTTTCACGGTGCCGTCGGTCATCAATGCAATCTGCTTCGCAAACGGGATGCGCTCGAAGTACTCCGCTATGCGGACTTCCTTATCGGTGAACCACCCGTAACTGTCCCGCGAGATGTTGAAGCTGACGCCATCCTGATCTTTGTACAATGCATGGTAGATGTCCTCTGCGACGCGCTCAGCAATGATGCAACGATTCGCGTCGCCCGCGCAGGCGTCCGCGCACTCCGGATCCCAAATGACTGTTTGCGGATTCGGAATGTTGATGACGCGTAGTACTTGGTCGAATGCGCCCTTGCCGTCATCCTTCATATACACCGGCATGACGCGCCAGGCGCCGTAGCCGCCCGCCACCGCGTACTTGAATTGCTCTTTGTAGGTGTTCTCGGCGCGACTGGCCTGCTCAATTGACCGGCACAGACCACCGAAAACTTCCGCCACGGGCTCACTGGCGCCGTCAGACGCTGGGCGAACTTTTCCGGATGGTTTGGTTTGGCGCATGTCGCCGACAACCATATTGATCGGGCCGAGAACGCGGTTGAACGTGTAGCACGGTTTGCCACGACGGTTCTGCAGCACAACAGGATCCCATTGACCCATTGCCTCAGAGTTGTAAGCGAAGTTCAGATCTTCCGAGTGCATGCGGCGGTTCTCTTCCCACGCACCTACACCGTCATCATAGAACTGCTTGATGCGGGCCATGAGCGTACCCGGATCATTTACATCTGTGAAGCCCGGCAAATTGGAGCGTGCGCCTGCGGCATCGAAGCCTGGCACATCTCCAATCAAATCGTAATTGTCAGAACTCGAAGTACTCAAAGAAGTTCCGCCCTTGTTAAATATGCGCGTGCTCGCTCAATACCATCAAGCGAATCCCCGAGTGAACCTAACCCTAGATTACATCTAGTACATAGCCAACCAATAACTTCGGGGCATACCTTTTTCACGTAGGCATTTCGTCTAGTATAGAGCGCACGCCGTCGCCAACAGAAACTCCAGACCACGTGTTGGATGGAATGT